TCCGGAGGCGAGAAATACTATCACAATTGAAAACGACGAAAACAAATGGGGGCTTGAAGCCTCGCTTGAACTTGCCAAAGACGTTGCACTTGTGCTCGACATACACCATCACTGGGTCGCTTCAGGTGAGTATATTGACGCCACCGACGATAGATGTTCTCGCATAATTGACAGTTGGCGAGGCGTTAGACCTGCACTGCACTATTCAGTATCAAGAGAAGATGTACTTGTGGACCATGACCTTAATACTCGCCCGGACATGGACACACTGCTTGAACAAGGCTACAAAAAACAAAAACTACGTGCCCATAGCGATTACTATTGGAATCATGCAGTAAATGAATGGGCTGCTACGTTTGCTGATAACTGGGATATACAATGCGAAAGCAAGTGCAAGAATCTTGCTAGTCATGAATTTTACAATAACTATGTGGAGTAATCAATGAAACGTTACTTAGGCAGTTTCATATTTTTTGCATTAGGTGCTTTTTTCTTTGCACATGATCTAATGCATGATGTCAGTCACGGAGCGAAGTTTTTAGGACTAAGCGAAATGACCTATATGTGGATAGCAATGGGTGTTGTCCACTTATTCATACAACCATGCTACTGTAGGAATTGCAACAATGGATAAAGATTTTTTTAATGAACCACCAAAAGACAAAGTTGTATACCCAACTGTAAAACTATGGCACCTAGCAGTGTTTTTTGCAGTGATATTACCAATAGTATATTATTTTAAATAGGAGACAACATGTATCAAGGTAACGGACATATATGGCAAGGTAGATTCAATTGCATTAGCGATTTTATGCACAGATATCAACCTGAAGGACCAAGACCTGGTGGTAGGCCATCAGAAGAGTATCGTCATGCAAGACGCAATACTGCTAGACTCAGTTATAGAATGGCTAAAAAAGCTCTTAAAGCAGGATTGGTAAAAGACGCCTAGATGTTGTCTTCTTTTGGCACTATAGAACCGTTGCCAAATAGATCAACTGCTTTCCAACTTAGATAAATCTTATAGCCAGGTATTTTTGGATCAGCATCTCTCATGCCTAGCAAAAACACTTTGTCTGCTGCAACTTTTGCAGATTTTATAAGTTCTTTATCTTCAGCATCTTTCTTTTTCCAACGATACTGTCTAATTACTTTGTATAATAGATCATGTATAATTGCAGCTCTAGCAACATCAAATGGTGCTATTAACCACCACATAGCACGAGGTACACTGGCTAGATCTGTTACAAAACCTTTTGGTACAGTGATAGTTTCTGTCTTGTTGGTTTCTCTTTTTACCTTTACACCTACACCTTTGAGTGCTTTGATTTCATCTACTGTTAGTTCACTAGTAGTATAAGATAGATCTCTGCCAAGTGTCCACTTTCTAGGTGGATTGAACTCAGCCATAATTTTGTTGTTGAATTGTCCCATGTATTAGCTCCTTATGTCTTATTTATTGTACCAAAACAAACAAAAAGGTTGACAGGTGCTTATAATGTGTTATTATATATGTATAGTTAGAAACAAGGAGAGCTAGATGACAAAGATAGATTTTATAAGTGCTGATAATGGTGGTATTAAGTTTTACGGTGGTAGAGATGATGTTGCTATGGAACTTAATTGTGTTGGTTTTGCAAAAACTGCTGAAATGGTTAATTATATAATCAAGACCAGAGGTCTAGCAGATAGAGTAATGCACAGTAGTTCAATGGACTTTGCCAGTGAATATGGTTTTGCTAACAATGATGATGCATGGATCTTATGGCAAGATGGTTACGAGTTAGATGATAAAAAAGCCGCAGAGGTAGCATAATGAAATACAAAGTTCAAATTAAAGCCGCAGTGAATGAAAACATTAAATTAGTTTCATACGAAACTGGCAAACACGATGCAGTTAGTGAAGCAGAAAAAGAGTTATTTAAAATGATAGAGACTGCAAGACTACAAGATGGCATCGATGCAGTTGAGTTATTGGTTTACACTCCTGAAATAGTCGAGTGTTACAAAGATGAAATGTCGGAGGCAAAATATGGATAATGCAATATTTCAACTATACGAAAGACGTATAGACAACTGCTGGCAAGCTGCAGAATTTTGTGCGGATGGCACTTGGGGCAAAGACTACTGGCGACAAAATGCCATGTATCTTTTACGTAAGATGAATAAAGAACTAAACGGAGGATCAGAAAAATGAAATTTATGTTAGTTACAATGATGTTGGCTAATCCAATGACTTATGCAGACAAAGAAACCTGCATGATTGCAGTTGATGCACTAAAAAATGTTGATATCGAAGCAGTGTGTATTCCAGCAGGAGTTGAACAACAATCAACCGCTGATAGAATGATTGCTAATATGATGAAAATGATTGATAGGTTGGAACAAAGAAACAACCAAGGTTATATTGGCGGAGGCACAACTAAGGATGCATTGAAATGAATGCTACTCTTCTAGGTTTGCAGTTTGATACAAGCAAATATCATAAAGGCATACAACTTGTGCTTGATTATAAAAAGTATGAGTTGAGTATTGTACAACACGAAGCCAGTTACGGCGGCACACAAGGCTTGTTTGAGATTATGGTAAGTGATAAAAGTGGTCAAGGAATAGAACTTCCTGGCATTACAGAACCAGGCGATACTGTTCGTGGTTGGTTAACACTTGAAGAAGTTGCTAACATTTGCAAAAAGATGACTACTATCACTGGTAAAGATCCAGTTAAGGTTGCTATCTAAAACCATAAATACAGTAAGAAGGATTACTGTATGCCTAGATTAAGTCTTTATCGTCCAAATCGTCAGAACGATTATAAATTCATTGACCGCACTGTTATGGAAATGTATCAGGTTGGCGGAGTCGATATGTTTGTTCACAAGTATCTTGGACCACAACCTCATGGAGATGACAGTTCCAGTGTAAGCGGCGGCACTCAAGATGCAACACAACCTGCATATAGCAGTGAAAGTCCTTTGTTTATAGAAGATTTATTCTTACTTGAAAACAGAGACAGAAAATACGATGATGATATATACCAAATGCGAGGTGTATACAACTCACAGGACATAGATTTTGATCTTAGTCAATTTGGATTGTTTTTAAATAACGACACACTGTTTATTACTTTTCATTACAACTTTATGATTGAAACACTTGGTCGTAAACTCATGAGTGGAGACGTTCTTGAACTACCAAACCTTAAAGATTACAACCCTCTTGATAGTAGTATTGCTCGAGCTATACCGAAGTACTATGTAATACAAGACGCAGCCTTTGCAAGTGAAGGATTTTCACAAACTTGGTTGCCGCATCTATGGCGTGTAAAAGCAACGCCTCTTGTAAGTGCTCAAGAATACAACGATATACTCAAGAAACCATTTGAAGTTGAAAACATCTGGGATAATGGAAACTATTATCCTAGCGGAAGTATTGTTTTACATAACAATACCTATTACAAAGCAATCAAGGACGTAGATCCAGGTGTAGAAATTACCAGTACTGAACACTGGCAAGAGTTTGAACCACTTACTGAACAAGAAACATTTGGAACAGTAGTCAAAGATAGAGAGATCAATGATGCTATTCTGACTCAAGCAGAATATGAAGTGCCGTATAGTGGTTATGATAGTGTAAAATTTTACATTGTACCTACGAACGAAGATGGAACTCCTGCAGATCCAAATAGTTATACTGTAGATAACACAGGCATCACAGTTGATACCACAAATGTCGATGTTGACGGACAACCACAATCACCTAGAGCAAATGGGTATACACTTGGATACTTAACTGGAGATGGTATTGCACCAAATGGCTTACCAGTAACTCCAGGAACAAGTTTCCCACAAAATGCACAAGAAGGAGACTTTGCACTTAGATTAGACTACTATCCAAATAGACTTTTTCGCTATAGTGGCACAAGATGGATTAAGTACGAGGACGATGTGAGAACGAATTTGACACCAGGTGATAAAGAAAAAGCAGTTGCAAACTATGGCAACGTCCAATCACAAACACAGCGTAGTAGTTTTGTAAACAATACCAACGAAACTGCAACTGAAGATCGTGGTAATATTCCTGAACGTCAACCATTAAGCAAGATACTTAAACCCCAGGCTGACAATTAATGCTAGAATATATTATTTTTGGAATCGTAGATAATGCTATAATGATACTTGGTGCAATGACTGGACTAAGTGTTGAAAAGTATCTGCCTCCTGCATTTCAGAAAGGCATAGGTACAGTAGTAGGAGCAGGTTTAGGTAATGCACTCAGCGACTTTGCAGGTGGTGCAAGCACTGCTAGTTGGGATCTTGCAATTGGCACTGCACTAGGTTGTATCATTGGACTGATTTTTATTCCAATTTTTAAAATGCTTGGCAACCTTAGGAGCAAATCCTAATGCAACAGTTTTTTTACGATGAACAAATACGTAGATTTTTACTACAATTCACCAGAGTATTTTCTAATTTTCAAGTAGAATACGGAAGAACCGAAGACAACACACAAAAGGCATTGTACAGAGTGCCTGTACGTTATGGTGATGCTACACGTCAAGCACAAACAATTATTCAACAGAACAGTGCAAACAGTTTGCCAAGCACACCATTGATGACATTTCATGTTACTAATCTAAACTATGCACGTGACAGAATACAAGATCCTACCTTTGTACAAAAACAAAATGTTAGACAAAGATACTGGGATACACAATCTCAAGAATATGAAACCACACAAGGCAATGCTTTTACTATAGAAAAACTAATGCCTGTGCCTTTTGATCTTGAAGTCAACCTTGATATATGGACATCAAATACCAATCAAAAATTACAATTACTTGAACAACTATTAACATTGTTCAATCCAAGTTTAGAAATACAAAGCACAGAAAACTTTATAGACTGGACCAGTTTAAGTGTTATGTACTTGGAACAGGTAACTTGGAGTAGTCGTTCAATTCCACAAGGCACCGACGACCCAATCGACATAGCAACACTGAGATTTGTTATGCCAATATACATATCTCCACCAGCAAAAGTCAAAAAACTTGGTGTAGTTGAAAAAATTATAGCAAGTGTATATGATGGTACTGGTGATCTCAATGAAGCAATATATGATAGTGATTTGCTTATGGGTACAAGACAAAAGTTTACACCATTCAATTATCAAACACTGTTGATTGGAAATAAACTACAAGTGCTTGAACCACAAGCAGTTGTTACAAATAACAGTGGAGTACAGGTACCAAGTGCTCCTCCTAGTAATTTGCTTTGGCATGCAGTCATAGACTTGTATGGTTCTCTGCGTAATGGTATAAGCCAAGTAAGATTAGATAATCCTTATGATGACAGTATTATTGTTGGCACAGTATCATATGATCCTACTGACGATAGATTTCTATTGTTTACTGTTGATACTGATACTATTCCTGCAAACACCTTGTCGCCAGTTAATGCTATCGTTGATCCGCAAGCAAAAGGTCCAGGTACCGTAAATGGATTGCCTGCGGCATCTGATGGACAAAGGTATTTGTTTATAAATGATACCGGAAGTGATAGCGTAGAAGATCCAGGATTTGCCGAAGCATGGCGTGGCACTGATGGGTCAACATTAGTTGCAAATACAAATGATATTGTTCAGTATGATGGTGTACGTTGGAATATTGCATTTGACGCCAGCAACGAAAGTAATGTACAATATGTAAGCAACCTGACAACCAGTGTCCAATATAGATGGGCAAACAACGAATGGCTGAAAAGTTACGAAGGCTTATACCCTGAAGGCGAATGGAGCATTGTCCTTTGATAAATGCAGTTGGTGTATGGTTTTACAGTATAAAAACAGATAGATATCTTTATTTGCT